CAACGAAATCAGGGTCCCATCCTGCGGTTGCTACCTTGTTCTCAAGTTCTTGAGCCGTATAAAAAGTTTTCCAAAAGCAGTAAGGTGCACGCTGCGGATCTGTAACATAAGCAGGGAAAAAGAAATCTCCGTCTGGTGCCAGTGTCTTAATCTCTGGTGCGTCAATCTGACGGCGAACTGTAGGAAGCTCTGCTTCCCCGAACTTGCGTAGATCCTTTAGTGCTTTCTTTGCTCGCTTATCTGTTACTCCGTCAAAGATATTCTGAAGCATGAACACTAGTTCATCGTCATTCTCTCCTGACTGCACAGCCCCAAAAATATTTGGGTCCATCTCAGCGATCTGTTGAAGCGTAAGCTTCTGTAGGAACTGGCGGTCCTCTGAGTGCCAGCCTACGTAAGTAATAAGTAGACCACGCTCCAGTAAGTAGTTAGCACCAAGTTCCATTTCACGCTTGTAGCGAGGGATGTAACCACTTGTTACCATCCACTTAAGGAAGGAAGATACAATCTCTGCCCGTGCTACGTCATTGGACTCCACTGGATAGGCACGAATGTTTGAGCGATTTAATGAAGATACAAACAAAGATACCAGTCGGGTAATACGCTCGTCGATAACGTGGCTCTCTGTGTCTGATGCTCCCTCCCAAGGGAAGGCATCTGCTCCGTGCTTGCGGTGATCACGGCTTTTACCTGGCCACCAGTTGCGGCGGTCATCGTAACTAGTACGGCATAAATCAAAATAAGCTTCTAATTCATTGACGGTTTGGTCGTAGGCATTGCGTAAAGCGGAAATGTCTGGCGAATCCTCAACGTACGTCAAAGCTTCAAAGTTAGATTTATTTTGCATTTAATTGTTTTTTTACTGATTTACTTATGTCGTGGATATGTCCCTTGTAAACTCCAATTTTATCACATAATTCCTGTGGACGCATTGGTTTGTCAATCTGATGCCTAACATAACGATTAAGGTACTCCCAGCCAGCAAGTCTGTTGACCTGCTCGTCGATCCATTTTGGATCTAAAGTTATGTCATCCTCTTCCATTTTTATTTAACATAGCGATAAGATGTACCTACGTCGTCAGTGATAACCTCTACGTTAACATTCTTCCCAGGAAGTAAATAATTCTCAAGTTTCCTTGGGATAACCACTGGTACTTTCTTTTGAATTTCCTTGATGTAGACATACAGGTAACTTCTGTTTGGAGCCTTAGAGTGCACGACTCCACGAAGGATCTTAGGCGTAAGCTCAGGAATGTCAATTGCTTTCTCAAGCATTGCCTGTCCCTCTTCGTTAATCCATCGACCCTTGCCAACTCCAGTGACGGTATCCTCTGGTAGTTTACTTTCTACTAGCCCCGAAAGGTATTCTAGTTCTAGGTTATTTTCTTTTGCAATTATTGTTAATCTTTTCTTAGGCATATTAGTATCCTCCTTTATTTGTTCTGGTTGCTTGCATAGAGGAGTCAGTCATAAAGTCTGGACCTTCTCCACCGTTTGACATTCGCAGGTATCGGATCACGTCAAAGAAATCCTTTAGTGCTTCGTCTGATTTACCCTGCGAGTTATAGTTAATCAGGCTGTCGATAAGGTTTCCGCAGTCCTCGTGTATGTAGCACAGCGGTCGGTTTGATAAGTCTACCCCTGCATTGGGGTTATAGTTAAACCAGTCATCGAGGGCAGTAATGCCCTGCTCCTCCATTACCCCGCTTGACGGAATAAAGCTTAGACCAAAGTCATAGAAGGAAGTAAATAGGTCATCATTGTTTTCATTCTCCTTTGCAAAGAACCTAGAGTCACCAATGCGCTCGGTTACTTCAATGCCTAGGTCCTCTTCGATCTCTTTAAATAGCTCGCAGTATCCCTCTACGTTAAGTCCTACCTTCTTAGATGCAGGGCCATATCTCCACTTGGGGTCACCAAATATCGCCCATTCTCCGTAGGTCCCACGGTCTGGCCATTCCTTTCGGATGTATACTTCCCCTAGCTCGTTTACTCCTGCCCAGATAGCCGTGTAGTTCCTAGCACCAGCAGGGTCAACCACCTGATAGCAGGTGAACTCTGACTTATCCGAAATGTCGGGGAACTTCATCTTGTACTTGTTTGGTTCTTCCTTAAGTACATTTACTTCTGTATTGAAGTAAGGAAGCAAAGCATTTGCTGATTTAACTGGTACGCCGTAGGCACGTACCATTATCTCTGACTCAGGCTGGTTGACTAGGTCCTTGGCGATACGCTCGTAACCCCCAAATGGATTCTCGTCTGAGTGCAGGTACACAACTCTTGCATCTCTGCCAGGGCTGTATTGCTCAACTGGTACTGCCTTGTTCTTTAGTAACGCAGCGGGTCGGGTCTTTAACGTTTCAGCGTTCTTAAGGTATTCAGATATAAAAGGTGTATACCCGTCAATCGGCGTAAAGCCGATAAGCATCTTGGAGTCACGGGTAGCTAAACGGAATCGCAGGGTGTTGACCAGTGCAGCGTCACCTAGATATTCGTCAAGCCAAGCGCCGATATTCAACCCTATTGGTTTCTTAAACCCGAACTCAAAGCCCTCAAGGATAGTCTGATTATTACTGTACTGCGTGTATGTCTTGAAGTCTACACGGGTCCTAGTATCTGGGAAGATAAACGAAGAAGCAGTGAAGCCATTCTGCATAGAGTAGTTAATGTAGCCGTCTACGCTTTTGGTCTTGCGCTTGAACTCCTTAGGCATCATCTCCCATACGGCGGACTGCTGGACCTTGATAGAGGTATCTGCATTCTGAGAGAAGCATACAATATGCCCGTCCATACTTTCCGTGACGGCCTCCATAAGCATCTTGGCGCAGCCAGTAGTTTTGCCACTACGATTGCCTCCTAGTGCAAGTACTTCATTCTTTGTACTTAATCCTGTACGTATGCGGTCCCAACCCGCTAGGTCAAAGCCGTAGCGTATAGGGTCTTCCTCTGCTGCTTGTATACGTCCTTCGTGCGCCTCGTGCAGTGCAGCCAACAACTTAGGGTCCTGCTCACCAAGCAGGACTATCTCTTCATCCGTAGGAGGATGGATAATCGGATGCGAGGTAAACTGAATCGGCATTACTTAAAAATAAATAACAGCTTCTTGACTATTACTCAGTATAGCCCCGTGCCCCTGCAATGTAATCCTTGGATTGTCATCCGTAGGGTTACCTACCCCTGCAATTCGATGCATGACGTGCCCTACGTGAGAGTACATATGACCAGCCTTGTAGTCAACGTACTCAGGTTCTTTTACAGCTGAGTTCTGCCATACCTCTAAGCCAGCTTTTTCTGGTACGTTAAGAGCTAGGGTAAACGAAAATGGCATATGAAATGGTTCGGGCCATAGTATTCTTTGATATGGTTGATCAATGTGCTTATGCCCCTGGTGCCCATTTGAATCGTCACCAAAGATATGAAAGCCAGGAAGTGCCCCATATGGATGCAACTTAACTGGTACGTGTATCATCGAAGTAATTTCTTCGATTAGCTTTTCATACAGTGCTTTAAAATTACTATATAACAAAGGGTTCATCTTATCTGATAAAACTACGTAGTCCATTAGGTCATCTAAGTAGACGGATGCTCCAAGCGTATCAAATATACCACGTTTCGTAAAGTTATCCCGCATGGATAAAACCGTGTCGGATACTTCCCTTGCTTCTTCTTCTGTTAGTATTTTATTATCAAGGATCATATTACTTGTCTTTAGATCTAGGCTGCTCCGTCCTGGGTGCAGTAGGTTTCTTACTCCAATTAATATCGTCGTAGTTCTTGCGCTGTTTCTCAGCGTTGTGTCCCTTACGTGGTCCGCTTCCTTTAGTGCTCATCTGTTTCTATCATTTCTTCTCCAATTTCACAGAATGCTTCCGCTATGTTTTGTGAGTGATACCCCAAGGCGTGGCACATACGGTGCATCACTTCTACCACTTGATATGTAGTTAGGCAATCTTCGAATGCGTCAATCGATACGCTTTCCCCGTGTTTTTCAATTGTTATCTTCATCTATTTCTACTACTTCTGCTTGTTTAAGTTTCTGGATTCTTTCCTTGGCTGCCTTGATTGTTTCGTCGTAGTCCTCCTGTGTAATGACCTGGCGGTCCTCAGTTATCTGCGTGGCCTCGCCACGAGCAGTGAATGCCTGCCTAGCTGCATTGGATACCGATATAGAAATCTCCTTTAGGTCCCTGACCGTAGGCTTTAACTCCCCTGACTCTAGGTCATTACGCACTGAGTTAATCAGGTCCTCCTCTAGGCTAGACAGATTCAGGTAACTCTTTGCGGCAATCTTGCCGCTTAAGTCCCTGAACTTCCCTAGGTGATCCGTGTAGTCCGACAGGACGCTGATGACTGTCTCCCTGTCTATCCCGTACTTCTTAACAATCCTGGTCTGGCTGTTGCCAGTACTATACAAATAAAGGATCGAGGCTACCTTTTCGGGGTTGTGCCTAGACAGACTCCGCACCTGAGCGATCTCTTTCTTGTCGGCTACTTCCCAGATGGCCCCCTGGATCTCCTGCATCAATGCCTCTTTATTGCACGGGGAAGCTTGCTTCCCCTTATTGTCAGCTTCTTCTAGCATTTAAAAATTAAATGAAAATAAAACTTGACTGTCAATCTTATAGTTCATTAGACTCAAAGCATACTCCTTAAGGAGTCCAAGCCTTAAAGAGTTTCTTGCC